AGTGATTATTGCATAATTCTAGTACACCAATTGGTTGTATGCTACAAATAACCCTAATAACTGTAAATTTCGCATTATTCATTGCTTGATTGCGAGTATAACGGGGATAAAGGGTGTAAAAAGGGGTACAAATGTACCCCCCTTTACGGACACAGAAAGGAGAAATCAGAATGATATACCACCGGAACCACGAAGAGCAAAGTTAAGACCTGATGCCTTACGTTGCTTACTACGAGATTCAAATCTATCATCGGAAAGAGCAGCTCTAGCACGAAGGTCTAATACTTTATCCTTCATCATCTTCTTCTTCTGAGAATAGGATGACTTCTCTAGGTCTTCATACCATTGCTCAGCTTTCTCAGCTTCATCCTTCTCAGCCTTGTTCCGGGTCCAATCATCAATACCTTGGTCGAACTGTTTCTGCGTTATATGACCAGCAGCTAACAAGTCCTTCAGTTTCTTTGGATGCAAATTGCACCTCCTAACAGTTGGTTAAACAATTACTAATAATCTATCTATATATAAAATCAAAAATAACGTAAATCGTATTTACGGAAAACTACCGATAGGTAGTACTATGATAAATAACACCCCATTTCATTTTGTAAAATATTTCTTGACAACACATGGTCAAATGGTGTAGGTTTGTCACCCCCCCTTATTAAATAATAGAGCGCTTATAGATATTATATATATAGGGGTAAATAATAGGGTTAATAATGGCTAATAGAATAAGTTGGATAGATGCTATACCGGAGGATGCTCGAGAGGAGTTAATCCATGACTTGTCTAATAACAAGCAATCTGATTTAGTGCCATTACAAATCAACGATAATGTATATTGGATTCCAATGGAAGTGAATATGTTAATCACAGCATTAGAGGAGCAAGAGGTGCAGGAGTTAGACCCTCTTCAGAGTTAGGTGGAATACCAGAAAATAAAAGGCAAGCGTCATTACATATATGATGATATAGATGAGTTCTATGATGACCATCCTAATGAAGTTCTTATAGAGAATTGGCGTGATGGTAAACAGGATGACTGGGTGTGGAGTGATGATAAGAGGATTGTGCAGTTATTAAAGGTCAGTACGATAAAGCATCCTCAAGACAGGAAGAATTACAAATGGTCTAAAGGGTGGTTAAGAACTATTGTAGGTACGTTTCTTATTAGGGACAATACAGTTATGGATACTGATTTTGATAAGCATCCTAACAGATACACATTCAGCACTAAAATCAAGCACACATCGGCTAGGGTAAAAGAGCGTGAGAACTTAACTAAAAATGAGCGTATATTCTCCGTGAACGTAGCAGGTGGTATGGGGGCGGTTAAGTCTTATATGGAGGCTTATGAAGAAACCAACCCTGATAAGGCTAGGAAGAAAGCTATTGTATTATTAAAGCAGGAAAGAATTATGCAAGAAGTAGAAAGAAGCGTACTCGAAGTTTCTAAGACATTAGGTCTTGACCACGAGTATGTATTACGAAAGCTAAAATTATTAGCAGACCATAGTGAAGATGATAATATCATTTTACAGTCAACCAAGGAGATAGGTAAGATTATAGGAACGACTGGAGTTACGGTCAAACAAAAGGAAGTTGGCGTATTTGGGGTTTTTCAGGGATTTAGTCCTGAGCAGCTCGAAAATATAGAAAGGCAAAAACTAGGAGATGGAAATACAAATAGACAAATTGACGTTGGGTCAGACGATTGAAGCTTTGAAAAAGACTTCTGAGGGTTTAACGCAGCTAGAAGTAGAGTTCCCGGATAATTATATTATCAGGAAGATTATGACAATGAAACATCTTGTTGACCATCTCGATGCAAACGAATTAGTAATTGATGAAGCAGATTATTATAAAAATTAACGTGCCGTATGCTTTAAGCACTACGACCGTTTCATATAAATATATGGTGTTTTACAAAAAATGATACCAACAAAAAGGAAGATGAAAAGAAAAGAGTTAATAGATAGGGTACAAACTTTAGAATATGTGCTATCTAATGTAATTAATAATGCTAGAAATTTAGAATTAATTATAGATTACTATATTGAAATGAAAGGTGATGTTAAGAAATTTGAAAAGTTTTTAGACAAGAAACAAGAAGATGCAAACAGCTCCGAATCTGAATCTAAATAATGTTAGTCAAGCCGAAGAGGTATTTGAGCTAGCAAGTAAAGATTTAATATCTTTTGGGAAACTGTTTTTACCCGATGACTTCATGCGGAGTGAAACACCCCCCTTTCATTATGAAGTAGCAGACAATATAGATAACCCTAATGTAAAGCAACTCGCTATAATCCTCCCTCGAGGTCACGGGAAGACAGTTTTAACTAAAGCTTCTATACTAAAAGATTTCTTATTCTGTCCTAAAGATGATATGCATTTTTATGCATGGGTGTCAGCGACTCAGAAGTTATCAGTAGGTAATATGGATTACATAAAATATCACCTTGAATTTAATGATAAAATAAAGTATTATTTTGGGATGACAAAAGGGAACAAGTGGACAGAGGAAGATATTGAATTAAATAATGGGTGTAAATTAATTAGTAAATCAAATGTTGCTGGTATTCGTGGAGGAGCTAAGCTTCATAAAAGATATGACTTAATAATACTGGATGATTTTGAACATGAAGCAAATACAATCACAAGAGATGCCAGAGACAAGAACGCTAATCTCGTCACCGCTGTTGTTTATCCAGCCCTTGAGCCTCATACTGGTCGGTTGCGTGTTAATGGTACTCCCGTACATCATGACTCTTTTATTAATAATTTACTTATTAATTATAGTAGGGCTAAGAAGGCTAAAGTTGATTTTGCATGGAAAATAATAACATATAAAGCAATTACTAAAAATGGAGATTCGTTATGGTCAAGTTTCTTTCCGAAGACAAAACTAGAAGAAAAGAAGAAATTTTATTCAGATTCTGGAAAGCCTCAAAAGTTTTTTCAAGAATATATGATGGAGGTACAAAGCCTTGAAGACTCATTATGGACCAGAGAGCATATTAAGTATTGGGAAGGACGCTATGACTACGATAGTGAAGAAAGCCAGAATTATTTGGTCGTTAATGGAGAAAGATTTCCTGTTAATACCTTTATTGGTTGCGACCCTGCCACCGATATTGATACTAAGGAGTCTGATTTTTCTGTTATCATGGCTATTGCGATTGATTCAGAAAATAATTTATATGCTTTAGAATATGAAAGGCATAGAAGTATTCCAACTGTAGGTCAGAAATCTGCAGATGGTGAAGTGATAGGAAGGAAGGGTGTGGTTGATTATATAATGGATATGCACCAGAAATATCATTGTGTATCAAGTACAGTAGAAGACGTAGCTATGAATAGAAGTGTTTTTCAAGCACTAAATTCAGAAAGAAGGCGTCTAAATAAGTTCAATATCGCTGTTATTCCTGAAAAACCAGGAGGAAGACAGAAGATAAATCGAATATATAGTGGTCTTTCGGGCAGATTTAGTACAGGAACGGTACATTTGCGAGAAAATATGTTTGATTTAATCAATGAAATTGTTACTTTTGGACCTAGAATGGCACACGATGATACCATAGAGACTCTTTATTACGCACAAATGCACTCGTTCCCTCCTGATTTAAGGAAGAATGAAAGAGATTTGTCGTGGTACAAACCTAAAAAGAAGGCGAAGAATTGGATAGTAGCATAATAACAATAGGAGAATAATATGCCTCAGAAAAAAAAGAAAAAACGTTCCCTTCTTGAAGCAATCAATCCTTTCGATAAGGAAAGTAAAGATAGAAGGTTAATGAGAAAAGGTAGAAGAGCTGGCAAGAAAGCTGCGAAAGCAACAGAAGGAATGGTTGGTTTAGGCTCATCACCTGCTAAGAAAAAACCTGTAAAAGGACTTACTTCTGCATCGAGAGCCCGAAAACTTGGAGTTGCTAAAGGTACTAAAGTTCGTAAAGGAGCTGTAGGTGCTGAAAAAACTAAAGGTGGAG